AGGAAGTTTCGTAGGGAGTGCTGCACGCTTCACAGCAATTTTTCCGTCAGCCTCCGATACCTCGGACACGTACTGACCAGGCATCGCTGTATCTTCCTTGTCAAGCGTCCCCAGAGCCGCAGCCACAGCCTTTCCATTTACCGGAGCCGTCCCGTCTGCCGCGTATGCACTTGTCGTATTCGATGCAGGGAGGGAGGTCGGTTTATTTTTGATGGCCGCTCCTCCAGACGTGGCATTCCAGTCAGCCTGCACATTGACCTGTGCACCGTCAGCAATGCCTGCCAGTTTATTTTTTTCATCTGTCGTGTAGTCATTGGTGGAAAGTCCTTTTCCATCAGCCTTGTCCACCTTTCCAGCAATCAGCTCTTTTACTTTCCCGACAATGTAGAGTGTTCCTGTCTTGTCGAGGTAATTCTCCAAAATACTAGCTAAACTTGCCATTTAATCTCCTTTCAAAAAAGTTTGGCAAGCCATTCCAGAGGAATTGCATCGCCTTTTCCTAATGCCCCAATTTCATCCGGCGTGTATGTAGGCTTTTTGGCTTCTTTCGCCCATTCACTCACGGTCGGATCAGTCTCCTGCATGTCTCCCTGGATGATTTTTCCATTAAGAGTCGGTTTATTGGACAATGCATTATAGTCGCTTGTTCCTCCTGCATCGTCTACGTCCATCGTAAATCCAGGAGCAGGAGACACATCTCCGTATAGCTCTATATGCTGTGGGTATCCACGAATTTCAAAATCAAATTTATCCATTTAAGCTTTCCTCATTAAGGATGTCTCCATTGACATAATCCCTTACAATGGATGTCCCTTTGACCTCTCCATGCTCCGTCCCATCATCAATCAGCACCTTGACTTGTACTCTCACCTCTCCAAGTGAAAGCTTCACCGTTTGTTCTGGCGTAAAAACCACCGTGCCGACACCGTTCTGATCGAACGTAATTTCCTGATCAATTTGTACTACTCGCGGATACTCCTGCTTGATCGTGATGACAGCCTTTTTGATCTTTGTCATGTCAAGACCGTCACTATGCAGCGTAACCGTCTTTTTTTCTGTCGTTCCTCTTCTCATTACTTATCAAAGCTCCGTGTACAGATCTCCGGTCACCTCGTCAAAAGTGACGGATGCAGCCTTTATAGTTCCATCTTCTGCTACCGAAATCGTGCTTCCGTCTGGCTTTACAATTCCGACCTTACTTCCCGTTGCAATGCCAACATCAGTGACATTCTCAACCTTTTTTACGGCATCTTCGGCCTTCTTATCGGTTGATGCCAGATTCTTCACAACCTCATTCACAGCCTTAACAAGATCCGTCTTTTCAGCGGTTGTCAGCTCCGTAAGCGTTCCGACGTTTTCCAAGCCTTTATCAGCCTTAGTCAGCACCCAGTTGATCGCAGTAACGAGGTTGTCTTTCGGAGTTGTCGCAAGCTGATCCAAATGGCCTTCTACATCTTTCGCACGCTGCACTTCTTCCGTAATTTTGTGAGTATTATCACCAACAACTTTGGAGAGCGCATTGAACTTGCTTACAGCGGAGTCAGCAGTCTCGTTCGCTGTGGTTATTCTTCCATCATGCTCACTCAGCGTTTGATCTATTTCCGTATCCTTTTGGGAGATCTTTTTAATTGCTTCCTGAATACTTACAATGCTTTCGTCCTGTGCTGCATCATTTTTAGCGAGAACAATAATCTTGGCAGCCGCATCTGCAAGAGATAGCGCCGTCTCTTTGTCCATGATCAGAAATGGAGTTTTTACACCATTTACTTCGATCCAGATGGTGTCAATTTTTGCCATTCATACCTCCTATTACCAATGCCGTTCCATTTACAGAAACCGGAGCTTTTTCCGTAAATATGAGCGAAGATCCCTGAACATAGCAAAGAGTGTCATCCATTTTCAGAATGAGATTTCTTCCTCTGACGGTAGCGGTAATGCCTGCTCCCTCCGCATCCGCTCCAAGAGGCACAAACTCCATCATGTCGATCTTTCCCTGATTGGTGATCGCTTTAAAAGAGATCCGCGCCACTCTCTGTCTGCTATGGATGGATAGCGTCATGTCCTGCACAGAGACCACACCATCGACTGACAGAATAGCGTCTTCCAGCATTCTTCTTACGATCAGCTTGCTTGGATTCTTAATCAGGACTTTCTCGAACCACTTGACCCCGTAGGACCGGTTGTAGATCCACTCATTAAAAAACCACCGGAGCTTGATCAGGATTGCCTGCTCAATGCTGTCGGTGGTATGCACATCAAAGCCGAAGATCGCAAGATCCCCGTTTTTTGTCATCTGTAAGTCATTCAAGATCCGTCACCTCCTCCCGGAAAGCTTCCGGTGCATGTAATGTCTCCATTGACATGCAGATTTCCGTGAATCGTTACGGAGTTCTCTTCGATCACAATCTTGCATCCGGACGTGACCTCAATCTTATCTTTCCAGATTTTGACCTTTGCATTGCTGTTCTTGACTACGATAGCATCATCCTTGTTGGCTTCCTTCTGTGCTTCCACAGCACCCTTCTGGAGCCCAGGAACAGCCATCGCGTTCTGCAATTCGAATCTTTCATCCATCTGGTCATTTGACGTATCTGTGAGCCACGAAGACACAGACTGCTCTGCACAGGTCATCATGACGGTATCACCCTTTTTGATCGGTGATACGCAAGCGCACTCCTTGCCGGCATTCAGCACCAGCGGAACAGCCGGAACAATCGGATACTCAAGCTCAACGCCATTCACGTAGTAAGATCCAAGCGGCTGCAGATCAACAAGACCCTTCTTCTCATCAATGCTGACGATTTTTGCCGGCATCGAAGTATGCAGACTGGAATTCATAACATCCTTGATCGTATTTTCAATCTGCTCTACAAGCTCCTGTATCATTTCTTCACCTCTATAAGCTGTGCGGTACATTTCCAGTCACCGCCGTAGTTATCTCCGTCCATAGACAGCTTATGTACCCGGAAATATCCGCTCACCGTCTTGCTCTTTAAGGAAATCAGGTCATTGACGCCAATTGCAGAATTTAGCAGATAGCTGACCTCGTACCCAGGAATTCCCTTATCTGCCGTACTGGCAGTGCCTTCCTTCTTGGACTTCGATGTAGATTTTGACTTCCCGCTGTTCACATTGCTGTCACTGATCGTGATCTTCTTCGGAATACTGATCAGACCGGATTCTGCCGATAGCTGATAAGCCTTCGGAACAATTGCTTCCCCGGACTCATAGACCTGCAGGATCCCGTTCTGAATTGAAAATGTAAGCCCTGCCTTGCGTAAAACTGCCTGCAATGCTGCCCGGAACTTGCCTACATAGCAATATCCGTTATCATATTTTGCAGATTCCAGCTTTTCTTTTGCTTTATCCGTGATGATTGCCGAGTCAATCTCCATCTTCTTGACTATCTTGTCCAGCACTTCTGCGCACGTAACCACTCCATTCATGGAGAGCCACCCTACCAGATCGGTATTCGCAAAACCATCAACCACATCAATTTCCAGATCTCGGTCTGCATTGGAAAGCGTCTCGGATGTGGTGGAAACTGTTCCGCAGAAAATCATTCCCATTCCGCTTTCATAGCCTGCAGAAAGCTCCACGTAGCAATCCTTCTTGTTGAGTATCGCCTTATGCTCATCACTCAGGTTGCTCAGTGTGATCGTGCCTGTATTACTGGCCTGCGTATCTGCTTTTTCCAGCTTAAATGAAATGTGCAGAGGTCTTGAAACCCCTGCACTCTCAATCTTGAAGCCTTCCTTACCTTTTGGCCCGGCAACAAATCGGTATTCTCTTATCCATTGTTTCATGTTACAGCTCCCCCGCCTCCGCATAGACCATATGAGCCGTTTTATCACGGAAGTCCGACTCTCCTACCGTATCTTTCCTGCAAGCACAGAAAAGAGATCCAGACGGAAGATCCGTCCCGGTATAAACCGAAAACAAATCAAAGTACGGAACAATTTTCGTCATCGGGATAATCGGTTCCTTCATGCTGTCGTAGATCCCAACCGACCAGAAATCAAACCGGCTGTTATAGGTGAATCGGAGATAATATTCTGTCTCTCCAAGCGTAATGCTGCTCATGCTGTCATGCTCATCCGGAACAAATATTTCGAACATTCATCAACCTCCAAACGACATGTTTTTCAGTCCAGATGCAAGCTCATGTAAAATTGACCCATTGGATCCGCTGTTCCAAGAACTGTTGCTACTCGATCCGCTACTTGACGGCCCAGAAGACCCGGATCCAGGGCTGCTTCCGGACGATTGCGTGACGGATGCACTCCCTGTCCCGGTTCTTCCAGTATCCTTCTTTGTAGTGCCGCCCTTTCCAAGTCCTGCAGGAATATCTACCTTTTCCGAGGATGTCG